CGGAAGGTATAAGCTACATCAGTATTTGAAATATGCTCACCAATGGGCGGATACAGTCAGCTATAAATGCCGGTTATATTTGATATTGGATAATGGGAAAATAGTAAAAACCGATTAATAACTGAATAGATATGAGCAAGTCAAAAGAATATATTGAAAGTGAGAGTTTTGTGGTAGTCAATCCCAACTTCCCGGTTATCGCAAAAGAAAATGCTTTTAAAGCCGTTGCAATGGCACAGGAAGAAATGAAACGGAAGGCCATTGAAACTCTGTCCTCTGTTTTGGAGAATTGGATACATGGCGGTGATGCAGACTGTATCATTGCCGAGTTTGAGGAAAAATTAAAATAAGATACAATGAAGACATTGGAAGAAGCAGCAAAGCAAGAGCTTATATCAAGCTATGCAATAGTAATTGAAGGTGAATTAGTCTATCAAAGGCAAGCAATGCTGAATATGTTTAAGAAGGGTGCAGACTGGCAGTCCAAGCAATCTCCGTGGATAAGTGTGAAAGAACGGTTGCCGGAGGAAAACAAAGAATATTTAGTCGTTCTTGACAATAGAGTGGTATACGTAGCTCAATATAATAAGAATAATAGATCTTGGCTCATATATGGAACTGGATATACTTATAATGTTGTCGCTTATATGCCCATCCCGTCTTTCGATGAAATATTAGAAGCCAACAGGGATGTACTTGAACGGATTAAACAGAAAGGAGACTGAGATATGAAATTAAGACAAGCAAAAAAGATAATGAAGAATATCCGTAGAAATGCACGCATGGAGTATTTATACGGATTAGGACGCTCGATGAAGGCAAATGCTATTTGCGTTAGACACTATGGTAGAGTAGACAAATTTACAAAGCTAATCATCAAATAGGAGATAAAGACCCTCTATTAGCAATTAAATTAATTAGACAATATGGAAATAAAGAACGTAGGACAACTTAGAAAAATAATTGAGAATCTTTCCGATGATTACGAAATAGAAATGCGTATTAGACGCAGATTGACGGATGAAGAATTGAAAAATTGCAGATACCCTTACCCTTACGATACAGAGTATTTAACTCTGGAATTTGACGATATAGGCGTTTCTGACAAAGTATTGTGCTTGGGTGTAACTTCTAATGAATGAACGGTATGGAAATAAAGAATGGAATAATAATTGATGGAGTGCTGCATGAACCATCAGAAGGATTTTGTAATGAATGTTCCTTGTCCCGGGAATGCTGTAATATTTTAGATGATACCTATTGTGCCATACTAGATTTGGGAATAGGTCAGTGTTTTATCAGTCGTGGCAAAGTAACGGATATTAAAACAAAGGAGGAACAATGAAAGCAAAGTATTTTAAAAAGATAAGAAGCCAAGTGAAGTGGTATAAGGTATCATACAGAGATGATTTGTTTTCTGATTTTATAGATGAAAAAGAGATATTGGCTAAATCTCCTGAAAATGCTTGTGTCAGATATCATAAACGTACTGGATGTTTTGTTAACAAATATAATCCTAACCATATCACACAACATAGCGAATGTCTTTCAAGGTTCAAAGTATGTATAGGTAAGAAAGTAATGTATTTCGATTAAATATGAAAGCAAGAATAAAAAGAAAAATACAAAAACGACCATTTTTATATAATGTAGGACAAGTTTTTAAGGCTTGTGATTGGATTATTACCATCCAGCGTGGAAATATGGTTTGGCGTAGGTATCGTTCATTTGGTACTATTATTAAATCAGAATATTAAATATGAAAGCAAGAGTAAAATCAACAGGGGTTTTGGTGGATGTAATTCCGAAAACAAATACCAATGCGTTACATAGTGGAGATAACATATATGTATGTGATAATATGGTATTCAGAGAGTGTGAACTTGACTTTTTAAATCTTGGAAATTCAGCTATCGACTGGGAACAGCGTAGATACGAATTGGCGAAAGCTGCGATGCAAGGGATTTTAAGTGATAAAACGATAGTTGATTACGCTAGTTCGGAAACAGATTACAAGAAAGGAGAGAAACATACAATACCTATAAGCATTGCTCGGTTTGTAATTGCTTGTGCTGATGCTTTAATTAATGAATTAAAATGATAAAAGTATTAAGATATAAAACTCCTATCGCTCGTAAAGAGCATAGATGTGAATTTTGTGGTGAAGTGATACACGTTGGAGAAAAATACAACAGACAGACCAATGTTTATGACGGGCGTATTTATGACTGGGTGAGTCACTGTGATTGCTCCCAATTAGCCTATGAACTTGATATGTTTGATGATTGTGATGAAGGTCTTGACGGTGATGGGTTTATTGACAACTTGAATCAGTATGTTTATGACAATCATTATGATGATAAAATAGATGATATTGCGAAAGATTGGCAATTATCACGCTATGAACTTGTAAAGAAGGTATTGGCCGAATTAATACATTAGTGCTATGGATGATGTAAAATTATCATTAAGACAGATAGAAAAAATGGAACACGCTATAGGGTTTGAGCGTGGTAAAATAAAAAGAAATAGATACAAGGTTTATCGTAACTGGTATATTGTTAATCATCCTGATGATGATTGGGAAGAGTTGGTGTTTATTGGTTACGCGAATAGAAGATTGTTAGATATAGAAAAACAAATTGTGTACCATGTTTCCGAACTTGGAATGAAATATCTAGGTGTGTTATTAGGATGTATAATAACGGAGGAGGAATAAACAAGATCGTAAACTTATTGGATAATTATTATGGGTAAATATAGATACAGAGAAGTAAAAAACTATATCCACAACGAACTAAAGTTGACTAAAGAGGATATAAGGGAGATAATGATTCCTATCATTAGAGAGGAGGTTAAACGAGTTTTCCATAATACTTATGGAAATGATGTTTCTCTGGACAACTGGATTCGATGTATGGTTTCCGATGAAATAAAACGTCAAGGAGGCTATAACATGTTATGGACTTTATGTAAGGAGGCAATAAAAACCGAGCTAACTGACAAATATTCAATTGAGGTAAATCTTAAAGAGAAATAAATTATGAAAGCAACAATAAAAGCAACTGGAGAAATTGTAGAGATTAAGGATTTATATGATGATGGTACTGCATTGGTGGGAAACATGTATATCAAGGTGTCAGAACTTAATTTCTTTAGTGAAAACATTGATTGGGAACAACGTAGGTACGAATTGGCAAAAGACATTATTAAAGTTGTTATAGCAAACGACTATGGTGTTAATTCTGAGGTAGTCGCTAAATATTCGCTTAATTGCGCTGATGCCCTAATTAAAAGACTAAAGGAGGAGAATCATGGATAGTGTAGAGACACAAACCTTTTCCATTAGAGGGGATGGAGGTGGAGAAGCATATATTAACTTTTGCAATGGTCAATTATGTGTTTCAGTTGTCATAGAAGGGAAACAGGCAGATTTTCACTTTGATCCTGTTACGTTAGGGATGTTTGCCCATGCTTATAAATTACATTGTGAAGAGTGTAAAGGAGAATAACCATGACCGAAGAATTTGTAACATTAGAAACAGCGAAACTGCTGAAAGAGAAAGGGTTCAATGAAAGAAAATATCTCATAGATGTTTCCACTTTGAATCATTGTTATAAATACCTATCTGTTCCTCCGCAATCCGTCGCCCAAAAGTGGTTACGTGAAATCAAAAATATTCATATATGTGTATATAACTGTGCTTGTGGCTATGGATACGAAATCTCTAAAGCTGACAATGGAACTCATATAACTAGTTCTGTTTATGAAGGACCTAATGATGGTGGTGAATGGGACACTTATGAAGAAGCACTTGAAACCGGATTACAGGAAGCATTAAAACTTATATGATTATGAAGAAGATATTTTTCAACGATAAATTAGGATTAACCCAAGCGGTATTGGATGGTCGGAAGACTATGGCGAGACAAATTGTTCCATTTACATTTAGAGAAGATATAATGCATTTATCTCGATACAAAGTTGGTGAAATTTATGCCATTGCTCAAAGTTATGAAACTATATTTCATTCAGGTAATTGTCCTAATGATTTTTTTGTAGATTCATCAACAATCAACAAAAAGTATTGTGGAGCAGGATTTAAAAATAAGCTCTTTGTCCGCGCTGATGCCATGCCACATCACATCCGCATTATCAATGTTAAGATTGAACGACTCCAAGATATAGATGATGAAGATTGCTTTAAGGAAGGAATATACGCCAGCAACTCGCATGAAATAGGGTATGGCATACCTTGGGTATATGAATACAAAAAAAGTAAAATGGCTTATTATACACCTCGTGAAGCCTTTGCCGACCTCATAGATAAAGTATTAGGAAAGGGTATTTGGCTAAATAATCCATACGTTTTTTGTTATTCATTTAAACTGATAGACTAATGAGATTAAAACCTTTTAAATAATGAGGAAATAAAATTAGGACTAAGGGAATGAAGAATATTAACTTGAACGAACTACGCGACCGTGCTTATAATACCGCTTGCGAGCACGGTTTCCATGATAAGGAGATGAGTAATGAACATCTTCTTTGTCTTATCATTTCCGAGCTTATGGAAGCGGTGGAAGCGGACCGAAAAGGTAGATTAGGAAAAAATTGTAAACGTCGTTTTGAAATGGAATACAATCGTTATCCTGCATTAGTGGAAGAAGAAAAGCGATTTAAGTGCTCCTTTGAAAAGCATATAAAAGATTCACTTCCTGATGAATTGAGTGATGCGGTTATACGCCTGCTTGACCTTGCAGGACTTCGAGGGATAAGCCTTGAACTTGCCAACGGAGATATTGATGACTGTATTGAAGATATGGCAGAAGCCTATAAAGACGAAACTTTCACCGAATCAATCTATTCCA